CGTGGCAAATACCGCGGCGAAATGAGCGCAAAGGGGGAATTCTGATGGTTCAGCTAATCTACTTGATCGTTCTGTCGATCCTGGCGGCATTGCTGGCCGTGTGGGTGCTAGGATGAGCCTTTACCATATCCAGGATAACGACGAGCCAATTTGGGTAATTGCATCGAGCTATGACGAGGCCATAAAGAAATGGCAATCCTATCACAGCCGCGATGACGTTGAGCCGGAACGAGTCTGCAAAGTATGCGACGATGAGGAATTGATAAAATGACCCGCGATAGGTTTGGTAGCTTTTGCATAGACATGCGCACTCCCGAGGATAAGTGGGCCGATGAGATCCGCCGGCGCCACGAGGATGACGAGGCGGATTGTGTGGAGGATTGCCCGATCTGCCTTGAGCAAAACGAGCCTGTGTCGCTGTGCTGCGGTGAGCCTATGGCACCAGGCGGTCACGATATTTGCTCATTTTGCAGAGAACACGCGATGTTTAAAATACCAGTGAAAGGATTCTAATATGCAAAATTGCGACTGCGCCGAGGGATTAACTGAAAGAACCGTTGGCAGAATGAATAACGATGAAAAGCGACGCATATTTGCCGAGACATCCGCGCCAACCGGGTTAAACCAGCATGATTGCGAATACATCGCCGCGCGCAACGCTGTGCTGGATCAGGCCGAGCGGATCGCGCTGACACATACCGAGCCAAACTCGCAGGGGCGCATCGAACGGCATGGGCCGGGGTGGCAAAAGGCATTCAGTCAGGCAGTCAATGACTTATCTAGGGGGAATCATGGAGAATAACGCTGTAGCCCTAAGAGATCAGCCGCAACTCCCGCAAACGCTGGACGAGCGCAAGGCGGCAACCGACTTGACGATTGACACCGCGGCATACTGGGCGAAGAAACTCATGGAATTAGTGGAAAAGTGCGGGCTCTCCCGCTCAATGGGCGGCAAGAAGTACCTTGAAGTTGAAGGTTGGCTGGTGATTGCCGAGTTTGCCCATACCCGAGCTATTATCGAGTGGACTAGGGAGTGGAAAGACAGCAGCACAGGCGAGTTGCTAGGCTATGAGGCCCGCTGCAAGCTGGAAAACGAAGCCGGAGAGACTATCGGCTCCGGTGAATCAAGCTGCGGGCTCGATGCGTTCCCATGCAAAGGCAAGCAGGGCAGCGAAAAGGACAAAGCTGCCCGATCGGCAGCGCAAACCTGGGCGATTAGCAGAGCCTTGCGCAATAAGTTCTCCTATGTCGCCAAGATTGCGGGCTATCAGGCCGTGCCAGCCGAGGAAATGGTGCTTCACGACCCCGAGACTTACCAATCCCCCCAACCAGCGCCTAAAGTGGCTGTACGGGCAAGCCAAACGGCAAAAAAGACCCTTGCCGAAGCGATTCTGGCTTACACTGACCAAAACAAGGTGAAGGCTGGCAATCTGCTGAAGGAAGCAACCAACGGGAAATTTAATAGCGTCCGGGACATGACCGAGCAGCAAGCGGCGGCGGCGCTCACGGCGTTTAATGAATTAGTTATATCCAAACTTGACCCCGCCGACGACGATTTTCCCGAGTTTGAGTTGCCACGCGAGCCGGGGAGTGATGACGCATGAGCAACACGTCAATCCTATGGCAACCGATAGTGCCGGCGGGCGAAAAGCTCCATTGCGCCGAGCCCGACCTGTTCATCCTGCAAATGGCAGCGGCGTTTCCCAAAAGGCGAATGCCGATCCTGCTCACGGCCAAAGACGTGCCCATTCTTTGCGGCATGGCTGCGGCGACTGCCATTGTTGGCAACCCATACCGTAAGTTGACGGAATTGCTAACTAAGTTTGCGTCGGTGCAGATACGGGTCGAGTATGGGGAGGATCACGGCCTATGAGCTACCGCTACACACTCGAAGATTTGAAAACCCTACGGGCGAGAGGCCCAGCCAAAAGCAAGTTCGGTAATACCAAAGTCGTAGTCGATAACATCGGCTTTGACAGCAAGCGCGAGGCGGCACGGTACAACGAGCTCAAGCTGATGAGAAATGCCAACCTAATCAGCAGCATTGACGTTCATCCGGTCTATTCGATTTATGTGAAAGACATCAAGGTTTGCGACGTTGTTTTGGATTTCGCCTACACGGTTTTCAAGGATAGTGTCCCGGTCCACGAGGACGTTAAAGGCAAGGACAATGCGCTTTCGCAACTCAAGCGGAAGATGGTCGAGGCGTATTATGGCTTCAAGGTGACTATCGTAAAATGAGCGAACTTCTAGCCGCTATTTACGAACAGCCCTGGACATTCTTTTTCCTATCGATAGTGATAATTTTGGCGCTTGGCTCTCTTGTAGATTGGCACTAGGGCCTCGTAGCAAACGGCTTGTCGGGTATCAAGTTTTTATCCAGATTCCTTTGCCATTGAATATAACCGAGATTAAACGGCCCATAAGCCGTCGCCCAAGTGATGCCGTACGCCGTAAACGTAACTTCTTGATCCCAAAAGCCGATCTCTGATCTCGGGTAGCTGCAACCGAGAGTAGAACAAAGGAGTAGCAGGACGAGGCCAGTTAGGAGCGTTCTCACCTAAACCTCGGCACAATGCCGACCAAACTGAGCAAGTAAAGAATCACAACCAGTACGACAACGATTATAATCAGAGTTTTAATCGGCGGTTCCATCGGCACGTAAGTGAACAGCAGGTGAAGGCACAAGCCGAGAATCGCCAGTACGAGAATAACGCCTATCAATGCTCCTAAGTCCATAATCCCCCCTTGTTGAAATTGCCCGCTAAATAAAGCTGCCGAACCCATTAAACCTTTTTAGTTAATCTATTCGCCCGCTCTGCCGTCTGTTCGGCACGGCCTTGAAGATTGCCTGTCGCCAACCCCTCGGCCAGCTTCGCCGCCACCAATTCATCCTTGATCGCGTTGGTATTTTTCTCCAAATGCGCCATCGATCGCTGGAGAGTCGCCTGTTTATAGGTGAGCCATGCAACCGCAATCGGCACTAGACTTTGTACTAATAGCGAATAAAACGCATATCTCGCTGCTATCTCGGCATCTGCCGCCGCTTTGAGGCCGATGCCCGCCGCAAGCGCAGGGTCGATAATCGGGTCGATTAGACTCGCTGCCCAAACTGTCGTTGTGAATAAATCCATTCGTTTTGTTCTAGCTCCCATTTACGTTGGTGTAACCGTGGCGCGGTCTAGTCCTCAGACAATATCCATATCCATCGCTGAGGCCGCGCCACGGTTACAGATCGATAGAATCTTCATTGCGCTCACGGAAGTACCGGCGGATCTCCTCCGCCATGTCAGTATCTCGCGTGGTTAGCTGGTAGAGCCCTTGAATGTCGCGCTTCAAATCCAGGTCGGGATTAAAGTCGTGCTTGACCAAGATTTGATCCCGAGTGCCATACTTGCGGTTGGTCTTTTTGCCGTGCCAGTAGTGAAGCGCCAATCCCTTGACTACGCCCATGATCCCCAGCTTCGATGAGTTTCGTAGCCGCTGGGCACGGTCTTGCCACTCGCGCATCTTGGCACAGTAGCGATTGGAGTATTCAGGCCGTAGCACGTCATCTAATCTTCCGATGAGACTATGCGCCATATACCAGTCGCAAGCGCCGAGGATACAAAAATCAATGAGTCCACCAACAGCATCCCAAGCTTCGCGGCGACATGCCCATGCCAAACCAGGGGCGCCTGGATAGCCGACCTTGCCATAGGGATAGTAACCATAGGGCTTTTTGCCCTTGGGTTTGATGTAACCATTTTTCAACCAGTTATCCGCGAAGCTGTGCGCGGTGCCGATCAACTCGTGATCCGGTGTGAGGTCTTGATACTGCGACCACATTTGCACGAAGTTGTAATGCTGAAGCTGGTGCAATGTCTCGTTGGCCCAATCGGGGCGGGCAAACTGCGTATCGCCGTCAACCCAAGCGATATACTTGGCGTCAGCTGGCAAGCGCGCAGCGCCGATGTTTATCATGTTCTCCTTGAGCCAGACCTCGCTTTGAGTGCGTAGCTGCACATCCCAGCGGTCATCAGGCTGGGTGATGGCGAAGTCGCGATCTCCAAAAGCCGCTTCGACAGTGACGAGTATCGCGCCGGCTTCTGCCACATGCTTGGCAAAATCTTCATAGAGCCGCCAGCGCGAGCGGTAACGGGTCGCATTGAAGATTGGACAAATCACGTAGAGCGGATCGTGGAGCCGGTCGGGCCGTGAGAACGGTGTTTGCCAGTCGGCAATTTCCGGTTGAAGTTCCCGGACGATAGGATGTTTGTCGAGCATTTTTAATCCGCGATATTTGCGTTAGCGTCCAATGCGCCTTTGATTGCCAAGCAGATGGCTTCGCTCTTGGTATCGGCCACACCGATCCAACTGTCACCTTTTTTGCTGATTGTGTAGGAAGCCGCCGCAAGCGGCCCCCATGCGAACACCATCGAGAAACCCCGGCGGCGTAACTTGTATTCCAGGCCAATCACAAGGCCGGAATTGTCCGTGTAGTTGGGCGGCAACTTAAATTCATCGCCTGTCGGGTCGGCCCATAAGCCATTTTCCTTGTGATCCCAACCAAAAAGCGCGTCGGCAATTCGCCCGTTGAGTTCGGTCTGTTCTGCTTCGGTCATAAGATTTCTCCATTTCTCATCTTGGTACTCCGTTGACGACTATCTTTGTACTCTTATCCTTGGAAATAGATACCGAGTTGCCTGTCACGGTCACGTTGCGATCGGTACGCACATCGATAAAATTCACCGTGGCGGGCGGTGGCTGGTCTGGATTAGGCGGCACCGGCACACCGGGCGGCACGTTGGTATTGCCTTGCAGCACGGTATTGGTTGCTTGTGGCCCTACGCCGATAGACTGCGCCGTGCCCTTGTTATTCCACACTGCGTTGTTGATGACTCTGTTCGCATTGCCGTTGTAAACCAAAATCCCATTGGCACGGGTCGGGTCGCCGTCGCCAAAGTCATGGAAGTTATTGTCTTGGACGAGCGTTTCATTAGGCCCGGTACAACCCCCGGCGCCGCAATATAAATGAACAATCCATGACGGCACGTTGTAAACGTGATTGCGAAGAATCTGATTGCGCAGGCCATTCCAATAGAACGGATAGCCCCAACACGCGATCTGCGCGCACTTCGTACCGCCTGACAAGTAAGCCGACGCCGGAAAACTATCGTGTATCACCATGCCGCTAACTTCGTTGTCGTTGCCGTTGGCCGAGGAAAACCAGCCATCGGGCAAGTTCTTAACTTCTCCGTTGAGGATGCGTATGTGATGGCTGTTCGCTTGGATCTTCACCATCACGTATTCGTGCGCGAAGCCGCGAAACTCCGGCGGCACGAAGCCATCAAAGCTGATGCCGTCGAAAGTGATGAAACTCGGGCCATCAAACTCAAAGATAGAACCCCACGGCGACGGTGTAGACTTGAGCGTTACCTGCTCGCCGGGAAACGGCTTGAACAGTGTTGGCGTGGTTGCCGTACCGCTTGGAAACATGCCATTGAAGCCGGTTTTGTGCAGCGGTTCCTCATAGATGCCGCTACGCGCCAGCAGCGTATCGCCGCCGATCATGCAACCTAAAACAAATTGCAGCTTCGGGCCTGCGGGCGTGCTGGCAGTGCGTGCGGCGGTACACGTTGAGTCTTTACCCGAAGGCGAAACGTAATAGGTAGTCGCCGCCTGGACTTGCGCGGCGACCAACAGGAATAGCAGAATAAGAAACTTCACTGGCTTTAATCGCCTTTGCCTTTGCGCTCATGCTCGTCGCCCCAATCCATAACCATGTCCGTAAACGCTTTCTGAAACTTGTGAAAGTCGTGATAGTTTTTATGCGTAACCATCATCTGTTGTGGATCGAAGTCCTTTTCCTTGCTCAACAGCTTTTGCACATCGGCGTCTTTTTCCTTGTACTGTTCATCGGTCATGTCATGCCAGGTGTTTACACCGCCTGAATGCGGTTTATCGTCATGTAACGTTTCATAAGTCGCTGTCACCGTTCCGTCAGCAAACGCTCGGTTCAATTTTGTTTTATAAGGCATCTGTTTCCCTTTCTAAGTTTTTACTGCGCCATTGTTTAATCGACCAGAGTCGCGTTCAATTCCGCTTTTAGAACTGTGCCGTCTTTCATCTGATGGAAATACTCCATGTTGGTGCGAAATAGTAGACTAAGGCCCAACGGACCAACCAAACTAAAAATGCGAATAGTATCAACGTAGCGAGAATCCACAGAGTCATTATCCGGCATGTTTCCATCGTCGGCAGATAACACCGTATAGATTTCATCGCGCTGCTTTCGTATGAGGACTTTCATTGTCTGAAATTAACCGTTCCTTCGAGTACCCAAACAGTTGCTTGCATCTCGGCGTCCGGCGTTCCAGTAGCAACACCAAAGCCTCGCACGTAAACGTAGCCGCCTGCGGGTACGCGAAAAACGCCGGGAAGCGTAATGTCCCGCACCACCGTCGATGAGTCCCCCGGCACATGATGTGTAGCAACTAGAACCTTTTCATCTTCAGGCGGAGAACCAAACTGCCCGCCGCCGTTTTGCGCAAAGGTTAAATTCCAAAGCATCTCGGTTCCTAGCTTGCTGGATGTCTGAAACTGGATTGCGTAAATGTTCGCGCCGTTGGGGAATCGAATGCAACTCACGCCGCCGCTTTTGGGGGAGAAGCATGTTAATGCGAAAGCATAACCGTTTGCTCCGGTCCATTCAGCGCCGATGCTCACGGGTTGTAAGCGGATAGTCGTATCTGTCGTTGCCGCTTGCGCGTTTACGGCCCACAATAAAAGCGCAATGAGTAAAAGTTTCATAGTTCTCCCTTAGTCTACGTCGCCCGCCGTTACCTTGTTTTGCATAGCTGTTTTTGCTTGCGCCAGCGTTCGCGGCGCCAAGACGGTATGCCGTATGACGATCACGTTCCATGTTCCCGAAGCGAGATCCACCGCGGCGCCCGTGCCATTATGCAAACGAATGTTGGCGGTATTAGCCGCTGAGACATACGCCGTCGCTGTCACGCCCGCCAATGTGTACGGCGCAATCGGATGAACAATGTCACCGAACGCCGCACCGGTAACGGTGAAGTTAGGCGAAGTGAGCCCGGTCGCGTTGGCCATGCTTGCCGGGTTCCACACTTGCGAGGTGATGCCGATAACATCATCGCGGAGAATATTGAGTTCATCGACGAGCACCGCCGCCGCCGCGCGCAACGACTTGTAGAGCCCTGTCCTGTTGTTGTCGATGTCGTTAATTGAATTAGTGCGATACTGCGAATTGTCGAACGTCGCCTGTGCCGCGGGTGAATCGTCAAACGCCGCGATGGTCGGTTGGGCCGCGGCTTGGAGTGCGGTCGGTGTGACAAGAGCATTAACATCAACGCCAGTAATCGCCACGCCTGCGGAAACAATGGCCGTGTGAAGTCGCGCAATATATGTGATCGGTGGTGTTGCCATTACATTATGATGCTCCCTGTTCCACCTAGAAAGTGATCGTCATCGGAACCGGCAACAGTCGCCGTGACTCCACTCGGAGCCCGTTCCAACCCTGCGTAATAATGGTATCCCAAGGGAACGGATTTATTCAAAGTAATTCGCGGGCTTAGATTTTGTAGAGTGTTCGTGCCGGCACTCGTATAGGCGGCGCAGTTCAAGGCAACAGCAGTCGTCGAGTCCTCACCAATTGCCAATGTAAAATCGCCCGTCGATCCGTTTTGAAAGGTAGCCCCGACGGTGAAATTGACAACTGGCCCGACCGCGCCAACGAGCACGGCGACTTGATTTGCTGCTTGGCCGCGCATTTGCCGAAGTGTTGCAGAGCCGTATGTATATCCAGTGGTTTCCTTAAAGAACAACGATCGAGAGGCTTGATTATAAGCGTTGTAAACAAGCCTATTTGCCGCGCTATCTTCACAGACATTCGTACCACTAGCGCGAATCGCACCGAGCCAAAGTTTAGTATGATCGGATGAAAGCACAATCGCGCCCTGCTCATCGGCTAATGTCTCCGATGGCGTGGTGTCGTTGGTCCAGTCAGCGCCGACTGCCAGCGTGTCACCGTCATAATCGTAGTAAACGTTTTTAATTTTGCCGCTCGTAATCGTTAGGGCAAGGCTTTTTTGCTGTACGGTTTTGGTAGCAAGCGCCGCACCGTTATATCCGGTAACAACACCTGTGCCGCCTGAAATTACGGTTGTCCAGTAAAGCGTTCCCGCTGCTGTTACATCGGTTGTCGTAACGTAAACATTGGTTGTCAGCGAAAGGCGCAAACCCTGTGGCGCTTCCCAAAGAGTGCTTGCACCGCCGATCGCCGTGCCGCTGGCGATCACATTGCCGGAAGCGTCGAATGCAAGTTGCTGGCTCGTAGTCTTGGTTCCCGTAACCGTCGCCATCTCGGTCGTATTGCCGCTGTAAGTACCAACCGTCAGCTTTTTGCCAGCGTCGGCAATAACCGGACGCGAAGCGGTTAAGCCGCCGACGATGATGTTGCCGTCGGTTTCAATCGATGCCGTTGGCGAGCCGCTCGCATTGTCGATCTTGATGCCGTGCGTCGTGTAGTCGCGGATATGGATGCCGGTGCCGACGATCGACGCCGTTTCATCCCACGGAGAGCCGCTACCGCCGATTTGAATTCCCTTAGTGAAGCCAACGCCAGGACTGCCGTTATTGCTTCTCCCCGTGATGCCGAGTCCTACTTGCACCGGGTAGGTATTCGCCGCTGCGTGTGTCGCATCGATGCCAACGCCTTTGCCCTTTTCAGTGACAATCCACATGCCGCCCGAAGGCGAATCCGCAGGGTTGCCGTTGTAATGATTGTTGATGACTTCGGTCAGGCCGTTGAGCGAATCGGGTTGAACCGCAATCGGTCCATGAACCGCCCAATCGCCAAGCCACGCACGCCCGGCAGGTCCGATGGTTTGCGTGTAGCCGGTGCCAATATCAACGCGCATAGCGTTGAGAATGCCGCCGTATTCCGTGTTCGCATCTCCGACGCCTTGAACAACAATAGAAGATGTAAAATTGTTGAGCGTGCTTTTCGATGCTACGCCACCTGCGCCATAAACCGTTTGAACTAGAGTATTGTAAGTCGCATCGGTAATAGAAAGATCGGTTTCAGTAACCGACATATCGAATAGAGCGAGCTTGCCGTTATTTACGCTTGCGGCATTGTTGACTATAAGACTGTTGATGAACCGCCCGCTATTGACTTCTAACCCGCCTTGCAAAAAGCTCTCACCGCCTGCATCAAGCAGAAAATAAGTAAGATAATTACCCGACGAGAGAAACACGCCGCCGTCATCGTATTGCCCAAGATGCAAACCGTCGGCAACCGAAGCGCTATAAACCGTGTTGTGAATTGTCAGCGCATCTTTGGTGATCTCGTTGTAAGCCGTGCCAGTGATTATCAGCGTGTCGTTGGTCTTGTTGTAGACTAGACCGGCATCGCCGCCGAACACACTGCTGTCATTGAATTGAACCTGCGTATCGCTGCCGCCCGGCGTGCCGGTGGCTGCGGCAATCGCGTTGTCGAGTTCTTCAAGCACCGCTTGAACGTCGGTTCCTGTGCCGACGAGGGTTGTGCTATCGACGGAGATCGCGCTGGCGTCGTGGGCATCCGAGGTATCGGTGATGTGCCCTTGAATGTCGCCGTCCAGTTCGACGATGGCCGCTTGCACGTCCGTCGCTGCAACCGTACCCGCCGGAGTGAACGGTACTTCTGCCGCGGTCTGATCGTCGGTGCCTGCACCGCCACCGCCGCCTGGATTTTGAATGTTGCTCATCGCATCCCGAACCTTCCGCCCATCATAAGGGTCGAGCCGACATGGACCGGGCCGGTTGCCGCGGTCGGTAATTCAAATTCAAATGCGCCCGCATCCGGCGCCGCACCCGCAAAGGGCAAGCCGACATAGACGCCGAAGTTAATTGCAGGGCTCCCAGCTTGCAGCGTAAAATCTCCCGCCCCGGCATTGGTGAACAGCGGATTGATGCCAACCAAATTATTCGATTGGGTGAGTCCTGTCGCGCCGGTAAACTCCGTATTTTGGAAATTGTTGTAAGCAATGTTGTTTTTGATGCTGGCGGTATCTGAGGCAACGGCTTCAATGCCATACCAACTATTTCCATACACGGTGTTATTATAAATTTGAGCCCCATCGCCAGTAATGGAAATGCCAACGCCGCCGTCGAGGTTTGCGCCGAGATTATTATACGACACGTTGTTGTAGCAGTGATTGCCACTGCCGATTCCCACCAGGATGCCAGCGGCGGTCACTCGCACCGTGCCGCAATTGTAAACCGTGTTTTCAATAATCGTGTTGTCGTCGGGCGTATTACCGGGGACACTGCTGTAATTGTGAATGCCAAACCCGCCGATATCGTAAATTTCATTCCCTTGAATAATATTGTCACGGCCTTCGTTATAGACGCCATGACCGGCTGAAATTCCGCCATGAATTTCATTGTCGAGGATTTCAATGTGATGACTATCCGCGCTTATCCCGATGTAAACGTGATTGTTAGAAACACCAGGACCGCCGAACAGATTAGCGTCCTTGATTTCGCAATTTTGCACTCGGACATAGCTAACCGCAGACAATGTGACGAGGCCGGGACCGACGTTAGTATCCCCGCCATCGATGATAAATCCGTCGATAATCGCATAGAGCGTGCCGCCAGTGTCTAAATAGATCGGATGATAACCGCTGAAGGAACTGATAGTTGCGACATTGGCCGTTGCAACTATCAGTGTGAACGGATGCGCCCAGGATGTACCGCTGGGCATGTTGTTGTTGACGCTTCGCTCAAGATTGTAATCGCCGTCATAGACTTCAACGATATCGTCAGCACCGGCACCGGCCACCGTGCCAATCGATGCCAAGGCATCAAAGATGTTGGTGAAGTCGCCGCCGCCTGCTTGTTTAACGGTGATGGTGGCCATTAGGGTGCTTTTTGTTCTTCGCCGCCCTGAGCCATATAGGCGCGGCCAAATTGAGCGGCGGCGGCTAGACCGGAAACCGTCACCTTGCCATCTTTGAAAGTTTGTCGCAGTAAATACATTCCAGCAGGGGTTGATGCTGCCGCCGCAATGGGCGTTGAGACAAGATTCAGAAACCTCGCACCGAGCCCGCCATAAGGCGACGCTTGAGTTCCCATTGTGGCGATTTGCTTGGAAAGACTTTCCAGAAACTTTGCATCACGATAAGGAATAACGCCGCGGGTCAGCGGATCACTGATTAGCAACTCCGACAACTTCACGTCAGGTCGTGGGTTTGAAAGCACTTTGGAGATTCTTTCGGTTGCCTGCTCACGCCGATAAAGATCATTAGCTTGCTTGAGCGCCGGAGATACTTTGTCCAATTCGTCAAGTATTTTTGCGCGCGCATTCATTAGTGCTTGGCCAGCTTCGCCCTCGTTGCTGAGGATCAAATCCTTGGCCTTGGCATACATGCCGTTGATCTGTTTATGAATGTCGGCATATGGGAGAGATCCCTCAGCATCGACAGTGTTCGACAGATTCTTTAGATACTCCACCGCCGACTTAGGCGCATTCGCTCGCGGAAGTTCATTGATCGCATTGGTAACGGCGCGATTAATTAAATTCGTAGGCACTTCCTCGGCTGTTGCTCTAACTGCATCGTAGGCCGCACCCGACGCCCTCGGCTCATAGGCTCGATTGATTGCATTGGGTGTGCCGCCTATCCGCTCGACTCCCGCTTCGACGGCGGCAGTTCGCGTTGCACCTGGATTAACGAATTTACCGATGGCTTTTGCTGTGCCCTTTCCGGCGTTAATTAGCGGCCTTACAATCGCTGGTATCGCCAATGGCAACGCCGCCGACTTGGCAATCTCGCCAAGACTATAGGGCTCATTGCCAAGCACTTGATTAACCGCTGTGCCCGCCGCTTGAATGCCCGCACCAGCAAGAGTGCCGACACCGGGAATCATACTCGCTGCTGCTGCTGCTGTTGGGATGGTCGCATTCTTAAGTGTTTGAAACGCCGGTTCTTGAATCGCTGATCGCTGCCGCTCTTTGGTGAAGTCGGAGAGCTTCATCGGTGGGGCTTCGGGTTGCCTACTCTCCAACGCCGATTTATAGCTTTGTGTGGACTTGTCTAGCTCGTTAAGTTTGCCGATCTGAGCTTTCTCCGCATCTGCCGTCACTCGCTGAACAGGCGTAAGAGTTTTAGTTTGCTCATCCCACCACGCATGTTCGCCGGTTGCTTCGTTAGTGACTATGTAGCCCTGTTCTGCCATCTCTTATTTCTCCAACCGTTTCCAACCTGGAGGAAGGCCGCTTGATCCCGACTGTCCCGCTTGAGGTATTGCCTTGTTCCCTAGCGCGGCGTCCAAAGTGCCTCTTAAAAGATTGCGGCGACTCTGAATAATCTGCTTGGCAACTTCCCTCGACATGAAACCATCAGGCAAGAACTCTTTTTGAAATTCCTGCTCTGGCACCGCGATATTCGCAGCATCGCCAGCTGCTTTCGCAAACGTGGCAAGTTGAGAGCCGAGCAAGCCATAAAATTCTTTCACATCAGGATTATCGCCGATATATTTTGAGCTTTTTATTTCGGCCCAATTTTTAGCACGGGCCGCGGCCCCAGACTTTTCAGGCAATAGCAGTTTATTCGACAATTCTTCGAGCCTGTCCAAGATGCCAAACGCGGATCGCGCCATCGTTACAAATTGTCCAGGACTCTTGCCGCTGAATGTTCGATAGCCGCGCTTGATGGCCTCGGCCTCTGTCATATCGGGCGGTGCGGGCGTGAGCCCTACTGGCTCGATATAATTCGGCGCCTTATCTCTTAGCGGCAGGTTCATCTCGGCTGTTTCTTTGCCCGTTGTCTTGGCTCCGGCCATCGCCGCTGCTGCCTGCTGCGGTAGCGGCACTCCGGTAGGCGCTGCGGCTACTGGTGCAGGTGCAGCAACTCCCGGTGCCACACCCGTGGGCGCGACGGGTGCCGCTGGCTGTCCTTGTTGTGGAAACGGCGGGGTTGGCTGGCCCGTTTCTGCTGCCGCACGTCCTAATACATTTCCAGCAGTTGTAGCGGAACTCCCCCCATAGAGGACTCGCTCGCGGTTCGCTAATGCCGCATTTCGATCTACGCCTTGAGCAATATCTTGGTGAAATATATTATCGGCTGGATTAGACGGATTGAGGCCAGCAAACTGCCAGCCCCGGCTGGTTTGTGTAAGCCGCGCGCCATAGGGGAATGCCTGTTTGAACTCATCTGAATTTTGGTAGTCCAACGCTTCTTTGGAAGTTGCAAAGGCGCGACTAACTGATCCTCCTGATGCCAATCTAGGATCAGTAGCCCTAAGCGCCCCGGCGATCGCCTGCAACTGTCGCGGTCCAACGCCAAGCCCTACAGCCTTTTCCAACATCATCCGTAACGTCGGCTTCTCCCCGCCAGTCGGCGCCTCATAGACGCCCTGGACGCCGGTAATGTCGTTTTTGTAGTCGGGGCTGTCAGGAGCGATGCCGGCGTTGTCAGGTCTAATCCCTGGATTAATCTGCTGATTGGCTTGTGCTTCACCCGTGAGTTCTAAATTCATCTCACCCGGCGTTTGCGCCGATGGCGTGTTCGCATAGTCGCTTAGCTTTTGCCGCGCTGTGTTTTCCTGATTGTACTGGTCGAGCAACATCTTTTGCTTTTGCGATTCAATCTCTATCTGTTTGGCCCGGTCGCTGGCTTGCCGCATGGATAGGCCAAGGCCGATGCCTTGAGTAAAGTGGTCTAGGAAAGTTGGTCGGGGGTTATAGAAGTCGTTTGCCATTTTATCCCCACAAGTAATTTCCGAAGGCGGTCCCGGCACTCCCGCCAAAGTTGCCCACCGCCGCACCGGCTGCCTTGCCGAACAGCCCCGACCATACATCACTAGACTTGGTGGCGTTGGCAGCGTCGGCATACTTCGCGTTGGCTATGCCGGTGGTCAGTTGCGCCTGGTTATTCAAGTATTGCGGCTCCTGGGTCATGGGTAACTGGCCCCGCATATTCGCGGCATTGAGCAGCAGGTTGTCACTCTTATCCAACTGTTGCGCTGCCAACCCTTCGAGGTAGCGGCCACCAGCAATTTGCGCCGGGCCACTTGATGGACTGCCAGTCGTCGCATAGTTGCTGCGCAGGTTCTTTAACCCCTCCTCGGCATAAAGTTTGAAGGTCGGGGAAGCTGTCGGGTTGTTAATACGTTCGCTCAAGCCGGGGAAAAAAGATTGTCCGAACTCACCGCGATTTTGCTCAAGACCAAAGAACGGCGTGGCCCGTGCGTTGTATGCTGCCAACGCATCGCGTTCTCTTTGTCGTTCACCTTCTAATTCAGCCGCGGCTTTCTTCTCGCCTGCGCTAGCTTTACCAAAACACATTGTTAAGCCCCTTCCTGTTCGACCGCCGCCTTAATCACATAGCGGATGTGGCCGATCTCCGGCGCGGCTTCTTCAAACCCGAAGCGAGTATAGACTCGCGGGTGCCACGGGAGTTCATTGAAATTATGCGTATGCAAATCAATCTCGGCGAAGTCAGCCATCTTGCACATCTCATCGCCCAGCCGGATCAACTGCTTGATGCCGTAGTCGTCGCACAGCCCTTGCAGCACGGCGCCATGAACGTCGTGCCAGATAACCCCGAGCGCATAGGGCGCAATCGTCATGGCCGAAACAATGCTGTCGTCGGTCATCATGCCTTTGACCCGACCCCATGCGTTATACTTCTCGGCGATCGGCTTCAGCCAAACCAAGTCGGACTTTTCCATCTTGCGAATCGCCATCATGCCATCAGCCCAGCATTGCGTAGCGCCGAGATAATATTATTCACAGCGTTGCCAACAGACACTAACCCGGTGGCAATCGTATTGATGTCGGCTTTCATTTCATTGATTAACGTCTGCTCTGCCGCTGTATAAGTCACTCCGGCACTCGCCGAGGTCACGCTGACGCTGCTAAAAGTCCCGCCCGCTACCGCCGCCGCTTGAGTCAGGTCGGCATGGGCATCCGTGCCGTGATGCTGGTACGGCAACACGTTAGTGAATAGCGAATGATCGAGCGTGTCGGTCAGGTCGCCAATGATATTGGTTCCGTCCAATATTCCTTGAGCTTGGTTCGGCACTCCAAACAGTACCCGGTGAACCATCACATGATACTGATAGGCGTTGTCGCCAAGGATTGCGCGTATCTCCTCGGGCGGATTGTCAAAGCCCTGTGTGCCTATTACTGGTCCCGGCATTAGAAGCCCGCCCCTATTTGACTAACTACATCTTTATGATAAAGAAGCGACATGAAGTTAATCCAACTACATTGCAAGCATTGTTTCACTTGGTGGATTCCGCGAGTCCCTAATCCTAAACGATGTCCCCATTGCCGTAATGATTGGCGCATCCCGTATAAACGAATAATCTCATGGCACAAAGTAAAAAAGAGCGCCCGCGTATAACTTGGCTGACGCTTATCTCTTATCAATACCCGAGACTCAAAGATTGGCGTGCGCATGGCCTTGGTTGGTTTCAGGAGGATATTGAACCGATTGAGGATAGACGCGAATACTATTCTCCGTTTACAAGAGTGGTAGAAATTTCGCGTCATGGCAAAGGCGACGTTTGCGATTTTCTCAATGACCATGACTACAGTAAAACCCCCGGCACAGAGAAACGCGACATGCACATGCTTCGCGTGGTGCCGATTTGCCACATCAACAGTCGGCGGGCGCTGTATTCGATTAAAGACCTGACGACATCGCTGCCACCGCGAACTCGGTGCCACGTTTGCCACAAGCCTTTGAACGAAAGGAATTATCCGCATCGGGCAGTGAGTCATTTTGAATATATAAATCATACTAGCCTGTACGAACGCTATGAATTAACCGCCAACAAAGGGGGTCATAATGACTGTTTTGTATCCGTGAGAGTAAGGGAACTCCGACTCGTACTGAAAAAATACTATCAACGAAAGGAAGAACTGAAATGGCTACAGATAGCGCAATCGCAAGTAAGAAAAATACGGAAGTACCTGCGGACACCAAACCACGAGTTACCAAGCTCGCCGGGAAATTAAATACGTCCAAAGATTTTGCTAACTTCATGTCGGCACTAATGTCTGACTTAGTTGAAGGTAGAATCTCCCCCAACGTCGGCAATGCCACTTGCAACGCCGGGGGAAAACTCCTGAAGATTGTCGAGATGGAGTACAAATACGGGACGAAAGACGACAACGGCAACCCCAACAAGACTCTCACATTAGCTATCGAACAAAAAGAATAATTCATTGGATCTCTGAGGGCGGGCATTAGAAGCCCGCCCTTTTTGCCATGATGGCCTCAAGCTGCGCCTCGGTGTAGGCGTCGAACGTTGCCGGGTCGAGAAAGCCTCGCACCGGCTTGAAATTCTTCATCGCTCCGGCCTGCTCATATAACGGCCTGTGCCCGCCCGGTCCTACCGCTCTCATGCCGTGAATCACATCACCGGTCGCCTCGTCGATCAGAGCCGGAAACATTTTCTCCAACTCTGTGACCGGCACCGCCCCTGGACGTGCCATTCTCGCCGCCAAGGATGGCCCAGGCTTGAATACTTTCGCCATTGCTAGGGCTGCTGCACCGCCCATGCCTTCGGCGTCCGGTGACTCCGTGGGAGCGCGTTGGAGCATATCTGAGAGCTTCATCGGGCCCGTGCCGACCCGGCCCGCATAAGTGTACGGTTTGCCCTCTGCCATCAGGTCGGGGCGCGGCTTGGCTTGGCCGCTTAGTTGGGCAATGATGTCTTGCAACGTCATCCTAAATTCTCACCCGTAATCCAGCAGTCAGTCACGAGATAATAAACCGGATCGGTGACAACAATTTCCAAACTCATTTCCGTACCGATGCCAAGATTATGCACGTCCACGTTGGGCGGATACTCGCCGCGGAGACCCAGGCTTCGATGCTCGTAAAAGTCCCACTCCCCGTGGTCCATCTTCCAGCGGAGAAATAGCTGCGGATCTTCCAAACCGTCACGCCCCTGGCCGCGCTGCACCCGCAACCGCAACTGATTGACGCGCGTAAACGTCCCGTTGGGCGATAGCTGAAACTGAAACAGCCGGTACACCCGAATCTCATCGCCGTTGTCGGTCAGGTGCTCTTTATCCCAATGAAAGATTTTCCCGGTGCGCTTATAGTCGCCGATATACTGCTCGCCTTCCCAGACCATGTGGGAGTTCATCGGCAAGACTTTCCATTCGCCCTCTTGCCAAAGGTTATCTTCTGACCAGACTTCATGCTTGTAGTCGTAGTTGAACACCCGGTTATTCTCGATCGATATCCAGCGAATGACGGCCTCGGGGTAGAAGTCAAAGCCGTGGATTTTCTCTTTGGACTTGAGCGGGTCGAGTTCGCGCCAGTAAGGCGTTGAGATGATGCGCGGCTGCAAGCCTTCAAGCCTGTAAAACTGACCATCATCGCCAAACCAATAGAGCGTGTCGTTGGCCTGGACGATGGAGTAGGGAGCGCCGCAGCCCTTTTCGATGAAGTTTCGCCGCGCAAACACCAACTCGCCGCCGATGTTCACCCAGATTTCAATCGAATGCGTTTTGAAAAAGTAAATCTCCCGGCGAAAGACGATCATGTTCTCAATCTTCTCGTCGCCTTTTTTCTTCTGCACGCGATTGACGTTGACTAACTCACCGCCAAGCAGCGGATAAACTTCCGGCTCCTCCAAGTCGCTCCAAGTAAAGTCGAGGTCGTTGTAACCGGCGATGAGCAAATGGTAGTCGAGTTCCTGCACGAACTTCCCTTGCGGCGGATTGCCGCCAAGGACCGAAGCCGTCAAGGTGCCGCTGGCATCGCTGCTGATTTTTATCAGTTCCCGGCCAGCGGCTAGGATCAGATACTTGGGCTCGAACGGCGTGGCTTGAAAGACGGTGAACGTCGGGCGATTGCCGCCCTTGAGAAATACGCCGGGCGAGATTTGCGTGGCAATCAATTCGTCGTCGTTGCCGTCGACTCGTTCGAGCTTGAACATGCGCCCTGCCGTATCGACGGCAATGGGCCACGGCTCGGAAACCAACAGATTAATTGCTTCGTTCGCCATCTAACAAAACACTCAATTCGCGTTGTAGTTCATCAAATTCTGGCGTGCCCTCTTTTATCCTCAAACTGCGTATTAACAATTCGTTCGCCCGCCCTACGCCTAGCACGCCGATTTTCGCCATAATTCTGTCGCGCAGATGACAGGGTTTACAGTCTATGCCGAGTATCTTTCCCATCGTGCGTAGCGATGTACCGATGGCTCTGTAAGTAGCCTGCGTAACCTTGCTAGCTGGCGGCGGTATGTCGGCCTGATCTCGCACAATGCCTTTCATCTCGATCTTTACGCGCCAAGGTAATTTGAAGTTTGGGTATTGGTCCTTCGCGTCCTTTTCCAACACCCGCGTTTCGCCCGTTTCTGGATTTTCTATTATTATGCTCAAGTCAAATCACCGGAATATTCAGCACCGCGACATGCCCAACCGCGTCGGTTGCCGTAACGATAATGTCTACGCCAAATACCGAGTTGCAACATTCCTCATCGACCATTGCTTGTGTGCGAACGTCTATGGTCTGCGTATAATCCGTTTCGCCTTGATCGGCTTCGCCGCACTCGCCTTGTATAATGGGAAAGCTAATGGTCTCGTTGAACGGCACAGCGCCGGCCCACACAGTACCATTGACGCAGTTTTTACCCGCCGTTATAACCTGCGCCGTTACACTCGCAGTCTTAGCGCCGTTAGTCGTGCATCGGCATTCGCCAGAGGCCCATGCTTCAATATCGTGTGGGTTACACAGACCGATAGAGCTTATTACAGTTCCACTCCAACTAATGTTTAATACGTGGTCGCTGTCTACCGAAAGGTTATCGCCTATAGGATTTGCAAAGGGCAATGTATCGTAGCATACGCACAGCGTTTCGCCTTGTGAAACTGGCGCGGCTATCTCCATACCAAGGCAGTCAAACAGTCGCAGCCGTGTTTGCGTAAGCGTCTCTGTTCGCATCGGTTCTTCTGTACCCAAGCACGGCGTCAACTCCACACAGTCTGTTGAGGCCCACAACAACCTTGGCCGGAATGTCGCAACAATGTTCGATAACTCGTGTATTGTTATTGTCGCCGTGTGCGTACCTGTAACGGTCAGCACGCCGGATGAAGCAACCCAGCTATAAGGCGGCACTCCGCCACTGACCGTCAGCAGTAAGGACTCTAATCCGAGTTCACAACTTAAGTTCGGACTGCTCGGCGTGATAAGGATCGGCGTATCTTCGCCGCATAAATCCTCGTCACTGCCGCCACCAGTGAAATCCTTCCAGCCCGCTGGTACGTCAATGGTCGCCAAAGTTATACCTTTTTGAACATGATGATGGACGAATCTTGCTTGACTGTAAGCGCGGTCCCATTGCTTGTGCGCTGCGAGACTTTGAATTTCAAATCGCCGACATTGGCCTGATTACGAACGGTAAAAGTAAATATTGCCGCCGTGTCGAAAGCCGCCGATACAGAATAGCCCACAACTTCATCAAGCGCATATGCTTCAAATCCGAATGAGCAATCGAACCATTGCCCCTCACACAACGCCGGCCCACTAAGAGTAAAGTTCATATCAGGCGTTGCGCTCGCGGAACTGTAACGCAAATTCACATGCCCGACATAAGTAGAATTGGCTTCCATCGCCAATGTCAGGTCGGTATCCTGTGGCGTCGTCTGCGATGTGATATCCAGATCTGCGGCTTGGTTTGCTATCATAGCTTCCTCTTCTTCCCCCGGCGGCGGCTCCTCCGGCACAATGCCATCGGGAACATCAACGACTCGGACAACACCGACACACGGATTCGCAATTGATAAGTCATCGTCGATAATAGTTTCCTGAATGATTATCGAGCCATTGACCTTGGTTTTGTAAAGTTCAAAATCCTCTGTGTCTGCCTCTAGCCTAAACACATCGTCAATCGCCAGCGTTTGATCGACGGCGGTAATCACGGTCCCCAGACCTGAAAGCGGCTCGCCGTCGTAGAGCACCAAGGCCACCGCTAATTGCGCCGGGACATAAAGCGCGACTAAGCCATAAAAAGCGGTAACGCTACTTGCCGCCGTCCTCCGAATCACCACCCCTACGGGTTCGGTGCCGCCGTCATAAATGAGTTCGGCATATTGCCCCAGCGGGCAAATAAATCCGCAGTCATTACTTTCTCCACCCGTTTCGTCATCATCGTCAAAATCACCAATCGGCGGCGGGCGCTCGATTTCTTCGATTGGCGCAATCGTAACCACTTCGAGAAAGCCCGGCCTGCGCTCCCAATACTTCGCATCGGTGTAATGACCGTTGCGCAAATCCATGTGGGTGGGAATGCGGTTCTCAAGCGGGTTGAGTTCCTTGTAGGCTCGCGGGTCGAGTGTGACATTGATCTGCTGGCCCTTGATCGCCATTTAATTCCCGCCATTAGGGACCGTGTAACCCTGCATGAAAATATCGACGATGACATTCTCGGAAGCGCCGGTATAAAACATCCGCTGGCCGACGTTGGGCATCTCGAACACGTCACTATAATTGGTGCTTTGATCGCCGTGCGGTGAATAGATGGTGTGGAAAGTTGACCCGGCGATAAAGCCAATATCGACAGACAAGTTGCCGTCGTCGTCCTTTTTGTTGAGTACGGATACTTGGAAGTATCCCGCGTTGGGCGGAATGAAACTCTGCAAGTTGACTTCAGACTCCGTGGTGGCAACGCCATCGGTCAACGCTTGCTGATGCGTTTCATAAAGCGCCTTGTTGCCCATGATGCGAGTGCGGGTAAGCTGCGACGAACTGTTGAGTCGCACCGCGCCGGCATAACTCCAATAGACGTAGTTGGTCGGCAAGGTCGGCCCGGTTGGCGGTGCGGTAGCGCTGGATAAGGATGCCAGATTCTCAGGGCGGGCCGTGTCCGTATCGCCGGGATCGAATATCCAGTAGAAGTGAACCCAACTAGAAGCGGAGAAAGCTGCTGCAGCATCGCGGCCATTGGCCGTGGATCCTGCTGTCGTGATGTCGTTGGTCAAGTTCGATGGCGCGTATCTAACCGTTGACCCGCTGGTAGCATGACGCAGCATGACCACATCGGCGGATAACGTGAACTGATTTTGCGACGAGGCGACGAAAGACTTCTGGCCAATCGATCCGTAGGGCTGCGCTTGCATCCCGCCCGTCGAGATCGCAATCGTGCCGTTGCCATTGGTAACGGTAATCCCGGTGCCCGCGGTGATATTCCCGACAGTATAGCCGCCCGCTGTGTTGCCGATTAAAAGCGTTCCATCTGATGGGGTGTCGTCGGTGCCGGTGCCGCAATTAGCAATCGGCAAACAGCCGCGCACGGTAGCAAGGTCAACGAAGTCGCATTCAAACTGATCGCCGGGGCCGACATAGATCGGCACCATGCCCACTTCGCAGTTGCTCGCCTCTATGCCAACGCTACCCACCGAGATGTTGACGTTATCCCAATCATAGAGCAGGGCACCGTTTTTATCGAGAATGCGCAGGCGATACAGACCGTCGCCGTAAAACCAGACAAACCCGTGGGAGTCGCCGGCTCTAGGCTGCTCG